CCCAAAAGAAATTGGGTGGGGGGTATATCGCTGGGGGCGGGGGTGATTCGGCTCCTGCACAACCAACGAGCACAAGTACAACGACATCCAATATCCCTGACTGGGCCATCCCCTACGCCACAAGAAACCTTGGTAACGCGGAAGACCTAACAAATATAAACAAAAACCCTTACCAGCCCTACAAAGGCAACCGCGTTGCTGATTTTTCCCCAATGCAACAACAGGCTTTTACTGACCTGCAAGGTATGACCCCCAACGCCGGGGTTGGCGATGCAATGAACCAGACGCAGGATATGTACAACCAGTCTGCTAATGCTGCGCCCTATGCCGCACAAGACTTTGGCAACCAATACGGCACTGGGCCACAGTTTCAGAACATGGGGCTTGGGTATTTAGCAGCAAATGCACCGCAGCTTAACAACTATCAAATGGGGCAAGCAGACCAAGTTAGGTCACAAAACTTTGGGCAGCAGTCTGTACGGGACTACATGTCTCCCTATCAGCAGAACGTAACCGACTTTCAAAAAGAACAAGCGATAATGGACTACGGGCGCAACCTTCCGGGTCAGAACGCTCAAGCTATTGGGTCTGGTGCGTTTGGTGGTAGTCGTCAGGCGATTGTCGCCGCTGAAGGACAAAGAAACTTACAGAACCAACTTGGCGGTATCCAAGCCGTAGGAAGCCAGAACGCCTACCAAAACGCGCAGCAGCAGTTCAACGCAGACCAAGCGCGTCGTATGCAAGCACAACTTGCCAATCAAGGGGCCAATCTTACTGTCGGGCAACAAAATCTTGGGGCAAACCTCCAAACACAAGCACTGGGTTCTGGGCAAAGCATGCAAGCGCAACTTGCCAACCAAGGTGCCTTCGGTCAAATGCAAGGTCTTGGCATGCAGCAGAACCTTTCCGCTAACCAACAGGCTATGCAGAACGCGGCACAAAGAGCGCAGTATGGGTTGGCTGGTCTTCAAGCCGGGGAGCAGTCTAGGCAGTATGGGGCTAACTACGGGCTTCAGAACCGGCAACAGGCTTTGAATGCAGCGCAGCAGCTTGGTGCTTTGGGACAGACTCAGTATGGTCAGCAGATGGGTATCAATGCGGCGCAGCAACAAGCCGGTGCTCAACAACAAGCCCAAACTCAACAGGGACTTACCAACCAGTACCAAGACTTCCTGAACCAGCAGAATTACCCGTATAAACAGATTGGGTTCATGTCCGATATCTTGCGCGGGACACCTACTTCTGGCGGGGCAGCGTCTGTGTATCAGGCTCCCCCTAGTACGTTTAGCCAGTCGGCAGGGATGATCGGCGGGTTGGGTAGCCTTGGCGCTGCGCTAATTAGATAATAGGACTACATATGACCCAGAACCCATTAGCAAACATAAACTCCGCTGATATGCAGGAGTTTCGTAGGCACCAAAGCCTTTCACCCGAGCAGCAAAATAGCAACCTGCAACGGCTATTGGGGAATGGATTTAGCTTTAACAAACTTATTGCGCTTAAAAACCAAGCTGAACAAGCTACAAAAGCGCAGCAAGCGCAGCAGATTATTGCTCAAGCACAGCAAGCTGGTGGGGCACCCGCTCCTATGGGGCAGAACACGACGGTAGCTGACGATCTTAAAGGGCAGATTCGCGCAGCGTTGTACCCCCAGCAAATGCCACAGCAAATGCCACAGCAAATGCCACAGCAAATGGCCCCCCAAGAGCAACCCCAGATGCCACAGCAGATGGCCCCCCAAGAGCAACCCCAGCAAATGGCGCAAGGTGGTCTGACTCAACTGCCTATTAGTAACTTCCGCCCTGAAAACTATGCAGGTGGTGGGATTGTTGCTTTTGCCAATAACAAAGACCAACCCATCGGGCAAGATATGCCTAAGACAGATGACACGGAAAGCAGTGCGGGTATGTTTTTTGGGGCGCTTGGCAATAGGCTTAGTAATCTAGCGGGAACCCCAGAGCAAAAAGAAGCTCTTTCAAAAGCGCAAGAAAAACGCCTTGGTTTGCAAGCTGCTATTAGCAAACTAGCACCGGGGCCATTCGAGCAACTAACTTCACAAGAACGTGCCCAGAGAAATCAAGCTGTGGACTATTACACTGAAGAGCTAAAGAACATAGGGCAACCAGAAGTAACCCCCACCCCCGTGCCTGCCGCTGCTCCTGCCACCGCTGCTCCTATACCCACTGCCACTGCTCCTGCTCCTGCCTATGGCCCTGCCGCTGCTCCTAGAACCGGTATTGCTAAACAAACCCCCGCAGCTAGGGCCAGAAGTTCAGAAGTAAATGCAGGTGTGGGCACTGGCGAAACTGATACGGCCTATACCGACCTTATGACTAAATTAGGCACCTCTAGTGATGAAGGGCTTAAATTGTTGAAGAGTGGCATACGTACTCCTGAAGCCACAAAAACTGCAAAAGAATACGCCACTGAAGGTAGGGAACAAGAAAACGCATTCTTGAAAGCGCGAGGATTGCCCACCGCTGAAGAATCCATGAAGGAGCGCGTAGATAAACTTGCTGCAGCGGGTGTGGATGCTCGTAACAACAGGGATACGGATCGTTGGTTTGCTGCAGCCCAAGGGTTCTTTGCTATGGCAGGGGGTAAATCACAGTACGCCATGCAAAACATGGCAGAAGGTCTGAATATGGGGGTTAAAGAACTCAGAGCCGTGGAACAAGATTACCGTAAGGTAGATCAGTTGCAGAAAGATAAAGCGGAGCTTCTTAAAGAAGCCACCAGACAAGAAGCCCGAGGAGACTTTGCTAAGGGCAATGCGCTTAGAAAAGAAGCAGAAGACAGAAAAGACAAGATTGACGCTGCTAACGTAGTTATTGGGGAGCGTATGACAGCCCATGCAGGTACCGCAATGGGTAACGCTATATCTGCTAAAGGTGCAAGAGACGCAAGGATAGATGCAACGCTAATGAGGAAACAGCTTGCAACAGATGCTGCTGTTGTAAGGGAAAGCGCAAATAAGGATAAGGCTTATGTCGCGCAACAAAACGCAATAACCTTACAAAATAAACAATTAGACGGGGTTAAAAAGCAATTAGACGTTAGATATGCTATCCCTCTAATGAAGCTACAAACTGCTACCGACCCAGAAAAATATCAAGCCGCACTCAATGATCCCGGAGTTAGGGCATATATGGCGGAAAGCAAAAAAATTGACGATGCTAAAACAAAACTTGACACCCAACTACAAAACGTCCATGCCAATTACGGCGGTGGTGGCGGGGGTTCTGCTGTAGACTTCTCCAAACTTCCTAAGTAGGGGCTGATATGGATGTACGGATGCCTGATGGCACTATTGTATCTAACGTACCTGATGGCACTACTCAGACAGAGCTTCTTGCTAGGTATGGTAAGTACCAGTCTGCGCAACAAAAAGAAGCCCCCACTCCTGAATACACTCCTCCTCCCTCTACTAAACGTACATTTGGTGAGGCTGCTGCGGATACAGCGTTGTCTGTGGTTGGTGGTGGTGCAAAACTATTGCAATTGCCGGGGCAGATTCAGAGGCTTGTAACCGGTACCGGTGCGCCCGAAGAAGGGCTTGAAGGCTTGGGTAAACGCTCTGAAGCTATAGCAGAGTCAATGAAGTCCGAGGGCTTGAAGACTCGGGAAGCCCAACGCGGAGAAAAGATAGCCGAAGCCGAAAGCATCGGTGGTATAGAAGGGGTGCTTAAGAGCTTTGGGGTTGCTGCATGGGAGACTATTAAAGACCCTGCTCTGCTGACATCTCTTCTTGCCGAGCAAATCCCCCAGCTTGCGATTACAGGTGGAGTCGGCAAAGTAGCTCAAGGTGTAAGTACGGCTAGAATGGTTGCGGCTAAAGCGGCTGCAAGTGAGATAGAACGGGTAGGGCTACGGGTAGGGGTCAACGCCAACATAGCTACCGGTGCGCTGATGCAGGGCACGGACGTTGGGGCGGATACCTACGATGAGGCGTTTAAGTTCTTAAAGGGGCAAGGCAAGTCAGACGAAGAAGCCCGTGACGGGGCTATAAACAAAGCCCGTGGTGCTGCCGCTGCCGCCGCTGTTGTGTCTCTTGGTGCCCAAAACCTGCCCGGTGCTAGGAGGATGGAAGAAGCCCTGCTTGGTGGCAAGTCTGGGACGGGGTTTATTCGTGGTGCATTGGGCACTGGGGTAAAAGAAGCTGGGTCAGAAGCAGTTGAAGAGGGCGGCGGGGCATTCGTTAAGAACGTTGCTGTACAACAAGTAGACCCTAACCGCTCGTTGCTGCAAGGTGTCGGCACTGCTGCTGGTATGGGCGCAGTTGGTGGGCTGGGTGTAGGCGCTCCTCTGGGTGGTTTAGCTGGGTTGGGTGCAAAAGCACAGGAAGCTACACAAGCACAACAAGCCCAGACCGCCGCTGAACAAGAACAGATTGAGCGGGAAATTGAAACAGCAAACGCCCCTCCCCCTCCTGCCCCCGTTCTTGAAGTAGCCCCTCCTGCTTTTGAACCTGCTCCTGAACCTGTAACCACAGCTACACCTTTTGCCGCTCCTGCTCCTACCGAGGGTCGTACAAAAGAAGAAGTCCTTTCAAAGCTCATTGAAGTCGGCTTAGACCCAGCGTCGGACACAAGTACGCTGACAAAGCTCAAAGCCGAGTACAAAAAGTTAACGGGTGAGGCTGCTCCTAATACGCTTGCTTTAGCTGCTATGGCGCAAATAAAGAGTAACGCTCCTGCAGTTAGTGCAGTTAAAGAAGCCCAAGCTCAAGAGGAGGAGAACCGTGCGGCTATCCCCGGAACAAATCAGCCAAGCACTGGAGTGCCTGTACCATCAGACACAGCCGAGGGGGGAGTTGCTCCGTTTGAGGTTGCCGGAGTGGGAGGAGTTGATGGCACTATTGGAAGCCCTGTTGGAGGAGCGCAAGAACAGCCCCCTGCACTAACCACGCCTATTGAAGCCGCCGCCCCCGCCCCTATTGAAGCCGCCGCCCCCGCCCCTATTGAAGCCGCACCCCAGAAGTCCTCTAAAGATGAAGCAAGAGAGAACGCGGCTAAAGACATTGGGTCTGGTGTGGTGTCCCCGAAGGTAGAAACTAGGCTGCGTAAAGCGTTCAAAGAGCTAACCGGCAAGGTATTTAAACCCGCTGATTCAATGGACTCACGGGAAAAGCGTATAGCGGATTTAACAACCGCTTTAAATCCGTTGCTTGTAGCCCCTAAAGCTCAAACTGCTATGGGGGTTATAACGGGTGCGGCAAGTGAGGGAAGACCCGCCGCGCTTCCAGAAACAATTGAAGCTGCTGCCCCCGACGTAGTACCCGAAATAACGCCCGAAGAAATTGCCGAGGTAGTTGCGGAGCCAAAAGTTGAAGCAGTTGCCGAAGTAGCACCAGAAGCGGTTGCCGAAGCAGAACCAGTAAGTATAAAAGATGCCACTAGGCAAGCTAGGAATATCCTTACGGCGGCTAAAGAACCGTTGAATACGCACAAAAATACTATAGAAACTGCGACAAACGAAGACGGCACGATAGACTTAGATTACCTGCGCACAAACTACCCCCCTAAAGCTCTTTTGGGTGGAGCCGCGCCTAAGCGTGTTATTAAAAAAAGTAAAAAAGGTAAAGAAACTGAGGACACCAAACCGTTAAACAGAGCCGGTATAGTTTCTGAAGGTGAAGAGTCCGATCTTCAAACGCGTATAGATAAAGCTACAACGGATATAGACCCAGCGTTTGATACGCTTACGTTTGGGGATAACGCTTTAGATTACATAATACAAACGGGCAATGCGTTCGAGGCTCTTGTTGCTGCAAGGATAAAACCGTTCGTAAAAAACGTAATAATAATGGCGATCAAAAAAGGGCAGACGATCCAAGAGAGGCTCCCTGCGCTTAATGACCCATCTGTACAAGGACAGTTTGATAAAGCTCTAGGGCTGCATCTCAAAGTTACTGTAGAGGGCAAACCTAATTCTCTGGTGCTCATACATGCGTCTGATAACGGACGAGCCTCTGGTGCAAACGTGCTTACTATACTGCATGAACTGTTTCATGCGGCCACGGTTCAGAAGCTCAGGGTTGGTACCTATAGGGTTGCCCCACAGTCGGAAGTAACACGTATTACCAAAGAGCTAACAGACTTGATGGCGTACGTTAAAGCCTACTACGACAACAGCGGTAAGAACTTAGGTCTGCCAGAGCATGCGTTTGATAACGTATTTGAGTTTGTAGCCTACGGAATGACCGACGCTAAATTGCAAGCCTTCATGTCGGGGATACAAGGCAAGAAAACCACAGTTTTGAGTCGGTTTGTGGATGCTATTCGCCAGTTGTGGAGCATACCTATTGGGCAAAAGAACGCCCTGCTCGACCTTATCGCTAACACCGATGCTTTGCTGGGGGCCAGACTTACTTCTGAGGAACAAAAGTACAGCAAGTACGTAGCCGCTAAGATGGTCTACGAACGGACAAACAAAATGACAGCGTCGGCAGACGCTATGGCAATGGAAAATACGCTTGCCAAAGCCGACAAGATTGTAGACATGATGAAGAAGACGCCCAAGGATGCGGGTAAAACTCTGTCGTACATAAGCGAGTTGTGGAGTGCAAGAGGCAACAAAGAGGAGTTTACAGACCTGCTTGGTCTAGGCATGGAGAGTGTGCCCAAGAAGTTCCGCACAGTGTTCCTAGGTGCCATGACGCTAGACCAGATAAAGCAAGTTGCTGCACGGTTCCCCAACACGGCGTTTGGCACTAAGATAGACACCATCGTGGATGACATGCGTGGGATGATTGCAAAACGCAACGTCATGCTTACTGAAGCGGCTGAGATTGCTAAACCTTGGGCTGCGTTGGTGCGTAAAAACCCAGACAAAGCCCAGCTACTCGCCAAGGTAATGCACTTCTCAACTATCAACCATGTTGACCCAGCAACTGAAGCAGGGCGCGCAGTCTCCCCCACACTCTCCGCTATGTGGAATTCGCTGCCCCCCGAAGCGCAAGCTATCTATGTTAAAGCACGGGACTACTACGCAGCGCAGTTCACTACCTATGTGAAGCTGTTAGAGGACAACATAAGCAAGTCTAGCTTGGATGCTGAAACTAAGCAGAAGACTATTGATGCATTGAAGCTAGAGTTTGAGGGTAAAGCCAAACTGCAAGTACCGTATTTCCCACTTATGCGGGAAGGCCCATATTGGTTCAAATCGGGTTCGGGCAAGAACACTGAGTACTACATGTTTGAAAGCCAGATGCAACGGGACTTGTTCCTACGCAAGTACTTCAAAGACCAAGGGGATACCCGCCCTGTTGACACCATCCTCAATGAGAAACCTGAAGACTACAGCCAAGGTAACTCCTATAGGAAACTTTACGACTCCTTCGGGCAGTCAAGCAAACTACTGAAGCAAATGATAGATACCATTGATAGTTCCAAGACGGGTGATAAAGACGCCCTCAAGGACTCCGTATATCAGATGTATCTGATGACAATGCCCGAGCGCAGCTTTCGTAAACAGTTTGTGCATCGTAAAAACACCCCCGGCTTCTCTGCGGATGCGCTGCGTAACTTTGCAAAGTCCTCTTTCCGCATGTCTAGCCAACTCTCTCGGCTGGAGTACGGTAGCAAGATTCTTAATACGTTGGACGAGGCACGGAAAGTTTCTGAGGGCGACCCAGTTAACAAGCCCAAGATGGATGACTACGTTGATGAAGTAGCTGATCGCGTCCAGTACGGGTTGAACCCAGAAGAGCAGAACGGACTGGGTGAGAGGGCTGCAAACGTTGCCAATCAGATGAGCTTCGTGTGGTATCTGACTTCCCCCGCGTCCGCTATTACGAACTTCTCGGCTTTGCCTGTATTTGCGTACCCAGTATTTGTATCTAGGTTTGGGGCTGGCCCAGCTAAAACAGCGGCAGTTATGGGTGGTTTTGCAAAACGGGTATTTAGCATGAAGGGGGTATTAAAGACAGAGAACGGTAAAACCACGTTCCAATCCCCCTCATTGCGGGACACGCTAACTAACGCGGATGAGCTACGAGCTTTTGATGACGCAATTAGAACTGGTGCTATAAGCCAGACGTTTGTGGCGGATATGGCTGGACTGTCCACAACGCCTTCAGATCAGTACACGGGCGCTACACAGACGGCGATGAAAGCGGTTAGCCAACTATTCCATAGTTCAGAACAGATCATGCGCGAGATTGCGTTTATGTCAGCTTATCGGTTGGCAAAGGACTCAGGGTCAGGGCATGAGGCGGCAGTTAAACGTGCAACCGACGCGATGTATGAAGCCCTTGGTGACTTCTCCTCCATAAACAAAGCTAGGTTCCTACGTGCCCCCATAGCTAGGGTGATGTTCCAGTTCAAATCTTTCTCCCAAATGGCTACGTTTTATCTTGTGAACAACTCCTTTGAGGCGCTTAAGGGCGCTACCCCCGAGATAAAGAAGGAAGCCATGACACGATTGTTTGGCACGCTGGGTATGACTGGTTTGTTTGCAGGTGTTACCGGCATGCCTTTGTTCAGCACCATAACGGCTGTTATAGAACTTGTGCGTAACGCGTTAAAAGATGATGACGAACCGGAAATCAATCAGGACTTGTGGTTCCGTAACTGGCTTGCAGATACTTTTGGTGGCAAACTTGCTGGAGAAGTAATAGCCCGTGGGCCTATCAGCGCATTCTCAGATATCAACTTTAGTGACCGTACCAAGCTTGATAACTTGTGGTTCCGTGGTGTACGGCAATCCAAAGACGAAGCCGAGTGGATGCGTAACTTCATTACCGACCAGCTTGGGCCAACGGTTGGGTTGCTGCTTAGTACTGGGGAAGCATCTAAACTGTTTGGTGAAGGCAAGTTTGAACGTGGCGCGGAGAAGATGCTACCTGCGGTGCTTAAGAATCTGTTTGTCGCTGAACGGTTTAACCGTGAGGGTGTGAAGACACTTAAAGGTGTTACTGTCTTTGCAGAGGATGAGATAAGCAAGGGGGATGTTGTATGGCAAGCTCTTGGGTTCTCCCCTACCCGCGTAGCCGATTTAACCCAAGCCAACATAGCAATAAAAGGTATGGAGGTTAAAATAAAAGCTTCCCAACTCCACCTTCTCAACGAGATAGCCGACGACGTTAAACATAACGATTCAGAGGAAATTGAAAAAACTCTGGACAAGATCAGCAAGTTCAACGCGCAGTACCCCATGTACAGCATAAAGCCCGAGACCATACGCAGTTCTATTAAGACACGCATGGAGAATGAGCTTATGGCTGTACGCGGGTTGCAGGTAGCTAAACCCCTGCGGTCATTCTTGGAACCTATGGGGGAATACGCCAGACCATAAAAAAAACCCCGACACCGAGGTGCGGGGCAAAGGGGGGTGGCGGCATCAAGAACAGCCATCAGTGTAGCACTACTGAGTGCCGTCGCTCCCGTCTGGCGTAAGTCCTGTAATGTCTAGTAGGTCAAAGGTCTCCCCATCGAATATGAGCGCATCTATAGGGGGGGATATCATTTTTGTACCACGGGTCATCTGCTTCTTTTTATCCCCAAGCAATACGTTAGCCGTTTTGAGTTCCGTTAAAACATCGTTATAGGTTATCTGGTTCTCAGAGCAGAACTTACGGAACGCTTTACGCACGATAGATAGCTGCTTGGTGTCGGGTTCATACCGAATAAGCAACTCCCCACGCGGCTCCATAAGCGGTGCCCTGTATAGATTGGTGCGCAAGTCGGACTTAGCATCTACGATCAGAATGTTGCTAATGTGCTGGGTAATGAAGTCCCCAATTATCTCGCTGTAGTTAATTGAAGCCCCGCCGCCAACATCCCTCTTCATACCTGTCAGCATGGGTATTGCCCACCCATAGATACGCTTCATATCATAGCTATGCAGGTTCAAGTTCTGCGCAATTATGCCGCCAGCGATGTTACATGCAGCGGTGCCAGACCAGAATCTGTCCCGGCTATCCATGCCCACATCCTTGTCTATCTTGTTCTGCACCCTCTTAATAGTCTCAATAACAGCCGGTAGGTTCTCCACCACATACGCCATGTACACCGCCATAGCGTGCCCATAGTTTGTGTGCAGTTTGCTAAATACGGAGTCGGCTTTGGCCTTGTTAAGATTGTTGGTCAGGTCAATGCGGTACTCCAACATACGCATCATTTCGCCATCGGGGGTGTTCTTCAACGTCATCAGCTTGTCGTAGAAACTTGCGTTAGACGTAGCCAGAAAGATAGTGGCCCATTTGGTTGTGTTTATGCGCTCTTCATTAGCCGATTGCTTCATCCTATTCTTGCCCCGCCCTTGCGACATGCTGTAGGCCAAGTCCGAAAACAAGTCGGCGCTCATCTTCGTCAACTCATCAATGCCCACCATAAGGTTGTTCATAACCCCAAAGCGGTTGATGATGGAGTTATAGGTGTCCTTCCAGTTTAGAAGCTGTTCTTCTGGGTGCCCATACACGCTGCTAGACATCCGCAGTATGGTTGACTTACCCGTGCCTGACGTATTGTTAACTAGGTTAATTAGGCATCCTTTCAAATCAAGGAACTTAAGCAACGGTGCTCCGAAAGCCGACAACGTCGCAAAAGCATGTGGCTCAAAACCCTGTAAAGCATACGTGTCAAACACACTCTTCCACTCATGAAAGTCTCCCTTGGGTTCCATGAAGGGGGCTAGGCTCATCGTCGTTACGGATGGGGGGCTGTAGACTACGCCTCGTTGTGATATTTCCTTGTCCCCGAGGATGAACTTGGTATCGTTATCAGCCCACCCGAACTGTGTCCTCATCTTTTCTGCGCTCTTAACCACTTGCAGTTCCTTCACTGACGCAACCATATAGGCCATGATGTTATCCCAAGCTTTTGGCATGGCTACTATGCCATGTAGACTAGCTGCCTTACGTAGCTCTTCCTTAGAAGTAAGGCTAACAAGTGGGAGCGAGAATTCTTTCCAACCATCCTGCGGTAAGAACCTACGAACCAGCGCACACTCCCCGCTATTTGGGTCAACAAGCCGTTTGGTTACAATCAAATCATGCTCATATACAAGGGTAGGCGTATCGTCTTTTACTTCTTTATATACCCCACCTACCTTGCCCCGAAAGAAGGGCCACGGATATGAAGCCGAAATGCCCCCACTAGTAGTGGCAACAGGGTCATCCTCATCTCTTTCCTCATACCCTTCGTCGCCGTCACCTTCCTCTTCCGCTCGGGCTATGTCGTGCCCAAGTACCACTGGAGATTTTATCTTCCCCTTGTGGGCGCACCCGTCACACCCACCAGCCCTAAGCTCTTCAAACGTAGCGCATGTGTACGGCCCTTTTGTGCCCCGTGCTTTCTTGTCGGCATAGGCAGGGTTGTACTCATTATGCTCATTGGATATGTTTGTTATTGCAATATCACGGTCTTCACATACATTAGCTATGGATAATCCTGCCCTCCACAGCGGCTCATCTAGTCCTTCTTGATTCATTACTATGTGGGCGAGTTGCGCACAGCCTTCCCCAGCGGCTGTTTTTATCATTATAGTTTTGAACACCGATACGCGGTTCCCCGCCAAAGCAAGAGTAAGTGCGCTAGGGCGGGTTGATATGAACGGCGCTGGTTCTTCTTTTGGTGCTTCTGCTGCACCGATAATCTGGCGCAGTAACTCATACTCTGTCGGCTCACCAAGATGTAATACTTTAACGCCAAGCGGGTTGTTTATGTCCTTAAAGTTAAAGGTTTCAGGCACCCGCAATATACGTGCTGAGTCTGCGGGAACGGAGGGGTCTATTTCAAAGCTTTGTTGCTCACATAGTTGTTTTAACTTGTTTGCAACAACCTGCCATTGCAACCTATTTATAGTGCTCGTTAGCGGCCAGTACGCGTGTAGCCCTCTACCAGAGTTAACCAATGTAGGACGAGGCAGCGTGTTAGCGGTACAGAAAATATCTAGCGCCGTGTTACCTTCGGCGTGGTCGGCGTAGGGCTTACCCACCCCACAATCTATGTCCAACCAAAACGATTTAAAGTACGTGGCGTTCTTCTGCGCCCTGCTTTCCGAACCTAAGAACTTTGCACACCCAAAATATACATCCATGTTAGCGGTGAGTAGTTCTTGAACCAAGGCATCAACTTCACCTATGGACTCCACAAACTGTTGCTTCGGCATGTCGCCTTTTTTGAGACCCACGATGCAGTACCACCCTTCGGATGGCAATACATTATTAAGCAAGTCTGTGGTTGACATGGCCTGTAGATAGAAAAGGGCCGAATTTCTCCGGCCCTATAGGGTTGAACTACTTATAATCGCGCTGAGAGCTTGACTACTATTTTAGTTATGAACTCGACTTTATTGGATTGGGGGCTAGTTGCTCCCCTGAACCAATTGTATACCGTCATCCGAGAGACTTTACAGAACTTGGCTACTTCTGTAATGGGTATGTCCAGTCTAATGCAGACCCTACCCAGCTTAACGCCTAGGTTGTGGGTATCAGCGTTTCTGTTAAAAGAGACTAGCTGTCTGCTGTATCCGTTCATGCACCACTACTCCCATTTCTTCATTACTTCAGCAAGGTCTTTCTTACCGGTGTCCGTTACTTTGGGCTTGGTGTTCTCCCGTTTCTTTGGCTCTGCTACTTCATCGTCGGCACCGTCTGTATTCTCGACCTTAGCCTCTACCGGCTTAGACTCCACCAGCTTAATCAACTTCTTACCCGCGTCGGTCTGGGACACAGTAAATACGATGGCGCGTTTAGCTTCGTCTGACTTACCAGCCTTTATTGCTGACTCATGCTGCTCCCTCGACACATGGGCAACTGCTTTGAAGAACAGCTTGGGAGTGGCGCTGTCGGTATCAAACGACATCTCTGTAATGACGTCCTCAATACTACGCCCATTGCCGGAAAGGTACTTAGCATACTGCTCAAACGGCATGTTGTCGCCGTCGCCCTTGCCGAATATGGACTGGGAGGGTAGCACAAACTGATATACGTCTTCCGTAGGGTCACCTACAATCTGCAACGCCAGACGACGCGAGAACCTACAAGCACGGCTGGTGCCCTGCCCAGACCCCTTAATATTATTCGGGCACTCTTGGCAATTGCTGTGCGCCGGTTCTTCTACCGCTGCATCTGGTACGTCACCGTTGTTAGACCAGCAGCTAGGCGGGGCTTTGTTATCTGCGCTATACGTACCCGCATAGAAGGTGCGGGAGTTCTTAGGTGCGCCATTGACAATGATTACTTGCAAGGAGCGGCCTTCAGCTTTCCTTACTTCTTCCCCACCAACTACCATACGGAACACAGACCCACGGATGGACAACCGCTTGTTGCCTGTACTTCCAGCGAGTGACTTAGTCAATGCGCTAGGCTGCGTATTCTTAAGGTAGTCCGGTACTTCTTGATTAAACAAAGTTACGTTTGACATATTGTCCTCTTAGTTATTTTTACCACGGCGTACTACGATTGTGTACTCACTATCAATGTTCAACCCTGCTGGCTTCAAGTCGGGGTTTTCTTCTAGGAACTGCTTCATATTGGTTTGGTGCAGTCGTTTCTCCAACAATGAGAATGCGTTGTTGTCCGATATGAAGGAGTACATACTCTCCCAGTCACCAGTCCAGTAACGGCTCTTAATGCTGCGGATTGCTGTACCTTCTTTTGTTTTGATGCTATCTGCACCCATCGCCTTACAAGTTTCCAGCAGCGAAAGTTCTATCAGCCGCAACTGCTGCACGTATTCTTCATCCCGAGTCTCGTACTGGTGCTTCGCTTCATTACGGCTATCCCTAATTCTTACATAGGTAGCCATAAGCTTTTCTGGGTTTAGCGCACTTTTCTGCGCTTCTTCGACCACATCATCTATCATAGGAACCCCATTTAGTTGTGTCAAGCACCCCAAGTATATAGAAGTATTTTACTGTGTCAAGGGTTATCAGAAATAATTTCTCTGTATAGATCAATTAGTTTTCCGTGGATGCTTATACGATTCTTCAACATTGAATACAAACGGGTTTCTACTTCGCTGCCGGATATATGTATTATGGTCATGGGGTGCTTTTGCCCCGGTCTATCTATACGGGCATTGGCTTGTAGGTATGTCTCTACAGACGTTACTGGGGCATACCAGATAATCGTACTGGCGGCTGTTAAGGTAAGCCCATGAGAAGCAGCCTGCGGTTGGATAAGCAATACTTTGGGGTTGGGCTTGGTCTGGAAGGCATCGAAGATTGCGGAGCGTTTGTTTAGGCTAACCTCCCCGTTGATAATTTCAGAGGTTATGTTGGCCTTGTTAAGATGTTCCTGTAGCAGTCTCAAAGTGTGCTTGAACGGCACGAATACTAGTACCTTTTGCAGAGACTCATTTATCACCTCTTCTACCGCCGCCAACCTATTGCTCACATCAAACAGTATGGTTTCCCCACTATCTGAGTACACCGCACCGCCTGATATTTGCAGCAGCTTGCTCATATTAACTGCCGCATTTATTGCAGTGACTTCTTCCCCATCCGCCACGATAGACATACGCGCTTTAAGTTGCTTGTAAAACTTAACTTGTTGCGGGGTTAGTGGGGCGTCTCTGTCGAGATAGGTAACTAATGGCAGGTCTAAGCAGTCTTTCTTCTCAAACCGTATGGCGGGTTGGAGAGCTTTATGGACAAGCTGCTCGGCTTGTGGGCGCATAGCCCATTTAAACTGCGATACCTTGGTTAACACCATGTCCCTAAACTGCCCGAAGAACTTAGGTATCACATCAGGGTTGATAATTTTAGCCAGCCCATACGCATCTGTAGGGGATTGCGCGGCGGGTGTGCCGGTCATCATCCATACCATAGGCTTGAACACCAGTACATCGCGTAGTGTTTTCCACCGTACCGTTTGCACGTTCTTATAAGCGTTAGCCTCGTCTATAATCACCAAGTCAAACCACTTCTTCTCCAGCAACGTGCTTTGTATCGTACCTACTCCGTCATGGTTAATGACTACAAACTCGGTGCTACCTCGTATTACCCTCTCCCGTTGTGTGCGAGTACCGTACGCCACATCGCAGCTTCTGTGAACCGCAAACTTAAACAGGTCTGCTATCCACGCCGATTTCATTATGGACAGGGGGCAGATTATCAACACACGTTTAACCAGCCCTTTATTCATAAGGTAGTCAGCCGCCCATATAGCCGACGCTGTTTTGCCCGTGCCTTGTTCGTTAAAACAGAAAGCACGGTGCCTCAAGGATAAAAACTCTGCTGTTGTCTTTTGATGCGCAAATGGCGTGTACATACCGGGCCACTCATACTCCACGCCCATCGGGGATGGCACGTTCTTAATCAGCTTGGATAGCACACTCGCTTCTTGCATATCCCACTTGACTAGTACTTGGTGTACCCCATCTTCTTCCCCAATTACTTCACTATTTACAATGGCGTCGGTTATACGTTGTGGGTTTCTAGTTCGTACCAACAACGCTCTGTTATCAATAATGTCCACAAATCAAATCTTTACGAATGAATCAACTGGTATGTAGACGCACCGTTCCATATCTTTATCGTCGGCTCTGTCGGTGCGCCCCCCTATGTATTCCTCATACGTATCCTTAGCTACAGTCATGAATACCCCATCTGTGAACTTGATGAGTATGATGAACGGGACGTTCTCGGTATGCGCCCAGTTTTTACCTCGTTCCCATTTGGCAGACCCCATCAGTACGGTGGGGTACTTTGTGCTCCTATTGTTCCGAGTCTTTATCTCAACCACCGCTATGGTTTTGTCTTTTTGCGTTAACTTACCGTTAACGGGATGTCTTGGGGGGTATTGCTCATATTTGCATTCAAAAACTTCACAAAAATAAGCAGCGGTTTCTAGTTCCCTAGCCACATCAGCGGCCTTTTCATATGCGGGTCTGTTCATTTAGTTGGCTTATTCTTTTTAACCGTGTGGTCTGAGTTGCGGCTGAAGCTACGATTAGCACTTGGGCTTTTCAGCTTGAGGTTGCTGGGTGCATTAGTGCCACCCTTGGATAGCGGGATGGTGTGGTCGATGTCCTTACCAGTGCGGTCAATACCTTTCGCATCCATCTCACGCCGCGCCTTCTGACGCACATCACGGTTGGGGGCTTCTCCCCGTTCCTTCTGTTGTTGGTATTCTTTCTTGTACGGTCTTGGCTTAGTAACGTATGGCATGTCTATCTCCTATCTATGTTTGCCATTATGGTGACAGTCAGTCACGGGGCAGTAGTTTCTGCATGTAAAGTTCTGCGTCGGGTTCCACACGTTGTTCTCATACGCGCTATCTAGCCGCGTGGTTTCCTGCCGCCACTTCTTCCACAATTCAACGGAGTCGGCTTTGCTATACGAAGCGGGTACAAAGTCTTTATGTACTACGAAGAGTAGCCCAGCTTTAGTGTTTTGGATTTGAGGGTAGTGTGCGAACACGGCGAGGGACAGAAGCTCAAGTTGTTTGGTATCGGCATACCGGCTATTACCTGTCTTGTAGTCTAGTATCCGTGCCGTTTCCCCTTGAAGAATGACCAAGTCGGCAATACCTCGCCACCAAGCATTGGGGTCATCAAAGCCACAAGGGGCCAAGTCTTCAGTGACTGCTAACTTCATCTCGCAGTGCTTCTCCCCTTTCATAGCAATAAGGGAGTCTAGTATTGGTTTCAAGTACGCATACGCTGGAGGTATTTCCTTGCCGTCGCGTATGTACTCCTCCGCTATCTTGTGTGCTTCAAGCCCGTATATTATGGCGGTTGATGGGGCGTCTTTAACCTTCTTTACCACCCGCAATTCGTGGTACTTTTTGGGGCATTGTTGGAACAGCGACAGGCTGCTGTATGACCATTTAACAGTCTCCATAACTCATACCTCTACCTGACTCACAGTTTAAGGGTAGCCCCGCCGCCCATACGGGGGCTATTCGCATCTGGTTCTCTATGTATGCCTGAGCTGTTAGCACTTCATGTTCCGGCACTACGCATGCTATAGCGTCATGCACCGTCAACACCACCTTGTGCTTATCAGCTATGTTGACCAACTGCTCTCCTATAATACACCTAGCTAAGGCTTGGCATACGTTTTCTACGAGTTTCCCACCATATATTTTAGTGGCAATAACCTGTCTGCCCTTCTTGGAATCGTAGACGTACTCGTACCGCCCCTCATCGTTCGCCACTTTACGTAGGTTGGGGTATTTTAAGAACAGCCCGTTAGGTAGCCTTATGCCCCGCTTGCCATGCACCTCTATCACCCCCGCCCTGCCCAGATCACAGGTCTTGTCGTTCTCCATAGCTGCAATGGCCTTCTGCGCCGCAGCCCATAGCTTAGATATCTCGGGGTAAGTTTCCCTGTACACATTTATAACGTGCTCGGCTTCGGAATCATCCATAGACACTCCGTACTGCTTTAGCTGTGCCTGAAACTTACGCCATCCCATACCGTAGCCGCACCCCAGAATCGTAGTCTTACCTACGAACCGCTCCCCCTGATCTATTAGGGCTTCCTCTTTGCTGTATATGCTAGAAGCCATGATGCGATACACATCCTGCCCCGCTGCAAACGCGCTAACCAAATCGTCTTGTTCAGCAAGCCACGCCAACGTACGCGCTTCAATCTGCGAGGAGTCCGAGTCAACTATCATGTAGCCCGGAGGTGCAAGCATTGCCTTCTTTAGCGGGGATTTACGGGGGATGTTCTGGAGGTTTATCTTGTCATCACCACCCCAACGTCCGGTGTGCGCTGCGTAGTAACGTAAGGGAACTGGCATAAGCCCACGACTAGCTAAATCTATGAACCTCTGGGTGCGGGTCTCTTCCAACGTAGACTTAATTCCAAGCCTAGCAGCTACTGCCATCTGAACAAGTGGGTCTTCATGATCTAGTAAGGCTTTAAAGGCTTCGTCGGTCTTGGCAAAAGCGTAAGTTTCCTTACCTGTAGTAGGGCTAATCTTCATAGGTGGCTTTACCCCCATCAGCCTAAGCGCATCCGCCAGCTTGAGGTTGCTCATCAGGTCTTCCTTAGACAATCCCACAGTATCAAGCAACTGTGACTTGGTCTCCTTGATGCTGTTCAAATGGGATATGAGGTCTACCGAATGCAGCACTAGCTTGGGTTCTGTGAACATGCGGATAGTCAGGTCTATCAACCGCATCTCTGACTTGTCAAACGCTCCCGACAGGCACAGGAATAAATCAAAAGTAAGTGCAACGTCGTTCTTGCAGTACTCCCCGTAACGCCCTAAGTCCTCGTCACTGAAGTCCCCCCGCCTCTTACCAAGTGCAGCAACAACCTCCGTACCCTTCACGCCTAGCTGATAGTGCTCGGCTAACACCTTAAGGCTCCCGCCTACCTCCGTACCATGCACCGCCCTAGCCATTGAGAGGGTGTCGGCTATGTGTTTGGGTTGTATGCCGAAGTGCCAGTTGAGGATAGCTGCATCGAATACGGCGTTATGTGCCACAGCCATGCTATTAGCCCAATCAAACTCCCTGAGCCATACCGCTGTGTCCTGCTTGGTTCCACTAAACCATTGCACGGGGTCTTGGTTAACCTGTACTGCTATGCCGATTGCCTCAAACAACGGGTTACGAACATACTCCTCAGTAGTAAGCTTCGACAACGAATAGTCCTTGTCGTAGTATGTTTCAAAATCGTAGGTTATTAAGTTCATTTAAGGGTCTTTGCAACCGTGATTTTTATAGCTGGGACAGCTAAAGCATTACGTAGCACTGAGTTTTTAGTTAACTGTATGGCAGTAGCGCGGCAGGCTAAGGTGAGGTACACCCGATCTATTACGCTAAACGTCCCCCCACGAATAATGCCTAGGCAGGTTTCAACTTCAAGCAACAAATTATCGCCTACTACCTTTGCCGCCAGTATCTTTGCTTCAGGAGAAGCTATGGCCCGTAGTAATTTTTCCAGCACGTATGTTCTCCAATATGGTTTCTAATTCTTTTATGTTCGTTTCGTCCACGACCAAAGCGATACCCCCCGCTGCGGATATGGCAGCGAGTTCTCGTTTTTGTAACTCGGTTGGTTTGTTCCCGTTGGCTTTACATTCAATGCCAATGAAAACCCCCAGCAAACAGGCAGTGATGTCGGGGATGCCTGACCTGCCGTAGCCGTGTGTGGATGAGAAGAAGTAGTACGCGCCATATGCTTTAAGCAAGGCTACTACTTTGTGCTTGACCTTTGCTTCGGGTGTGAGTGCCATATATTGACACTATATAACATTACCCGCAAGGTGGCAAGCGAAACTGAGGGGGAGTTCGGGGGTAGTGCAGATTCCACGCCCCCGGTCGTGGCTTAAGGAGGAACAAACAGGGTAGCATTTCAACACTCCGTACCTGTTTGCCCCCACCAAACATGATCGCATCTGCAAGGTTACTATGTTTGGTGTCTGATGAACCAGTCTAATATCTACGGAGTGCTATTCAATTTTACTCCCTATTTCTGGTAGCTGTAATGCTTCCCGCAGTAGCGTGCTAATTCCTTTGCGCCACTCTTCTCCATACGTCGCTATGATATGGGAATGTAAATCTTTATCCAGCCGCATGGACACGTACACTTTTCGCGGCCTTTTTCCCGGCCCTCTTACTTTTCTTACGGCTCCTTGGGGGAGTTGCTCTAACATTTAGTGCTCCTATTCCGTTAGGTTTTACATATTTTTTAGCGTATACAACATCGTCTTTTTTGCGTTTGCCGCTTGCCATTGTAAAGGCCAACACATTGTCGTCGCATAGGGTATGTTCTCTGCATGCTACTTTGTCAAGCGTACCCGCTATGTGCGCCATGTCCGACATTAGGTAGAACACAGCCTCACGTGTAGGCAACGGTTCCCATATAGGGGGAGGGTAGCTCCCCACAAAAGCATTTAGTTTTTTACCCTCATCGGTACTGTCTGTCATAGTTTAAGGTCTTTGCGTATGTTGTTGATGGCCCGTCCGTCACTGGGGGATATGCTAACGGTAGCGGTCTTGCCTGAAGAGTGGGTGCCCTTAATGTGATTCTTGCCTCGAACGAACGTCCACCCTTGCTGCTCTGCCCCCTTCAGCACGTTCCTAAGTTCCTTGTGGTTAGTCAGCACACCTCCTCCCACACCGTCTTAGGGTAAACATGCTCATGGTCTTCGACGGCGCTGCACTTGTTGCATACATGGGTGAAGGGTTTGTCTGCGTATGAGATGTTGAACTTATGCTCAAACTCGCCACCGCAATCGCACATCAGACGGTGTACTTTCCATTCTATAGGCTTGATTGTTATGTAGTTCATGTGTTCTTCTCCTTGAGTTTGGCTTCAATGGCACGGGAAAAAAAGTACATCTCTCGCGTCTCTTTATACCCTTCGGTGTTGTGGATTTCATCATCCGTCAGACCTACCCAAGGCTTTTTCTCAGGGTTAAACTCAAGCTGCGGCGCAGCATGGGCTTCCAATCTTTCTTTGTTCCAGTAACTATCCCGCCGAAATTCTTTGTCTTTTGCGTCACTCTCTTTGCTCATTTCTTCACCCATTTATTTCCGAAGCAAAGCCACTGCATTTTGCGCCAGAACCAACATGGCACATCGTCCTTTTTTGGATTCCGCATTATGATGAAGTGGGGGGTCACCGTGAATTTACTGGTGTCTAAAAGAATGTTTGTTTTGTCGTCGCTCATTTCATATCCCCCTCAACAGAATAATTCTTAGTCGGCGTTTGCCATTCTCTGTTTGGGGCGGGGGTAATCCATGACGGGTCATGCCATACCAATCTGTTATTCGGGTAAGCAATCCACGGCCCTGACTCCAACGCAATAACGTGGTGGTTTTTGTGCTGGTCTGGCACCTCGCTCCAACCTGTTTTCATCCAGTCAATTGTGAACAGGTAGTTACCCTTGCGTATTTGACCGTCACGCGCTAATGCGGTTACTGCATGCCCCTTGAGAAACGGCAGCGCAACAACGGTGAATTCGTAGCCGTAAGAATCCCACCACGTTGATTGCTCAACGGGCAACGGGTCGCAGGGCTTGCTGCAAATCATGTGAATAGGGACTCGCGCCCACTGCGCCCCACTGTCCAGCATGACCTGAAACATAGGGACACGCGCTGGCTCTGCTCTAAACGCAAACACTATCGCCGGGGTAAATTCGCCATGCCCTTTTTGCTCGTCAAACAGGAATTCATTCCGCACAAAACATGAAACGTATGGGGTTTCTCCGAGTAACATCTCACACCTCCAGCCGGTCTATCTGCAACTGCAATGCTGCCGTGATAACCTCAAGCCGGTCTGCCGTTGCGTTAAGGTCAATGTTCAGCGGCGAATTACCCTGTTTTGTAGCGCGTGTCTCGGCAGGGAAGCTATCGTCGGTGTTGGTCGTGACAGGCTTCAAGCTAATAAACAGCCGTTCCGTTACCGCTTGCAACTGAGTGATGCGTAGGTCTAGCAACTCTACTGCATTCCTGATTGGGCTTGTGGGTGTGGCAGAACCTAGCTGTTGTGGTCGCATATCTTCCCTTTGCGCTACCATTTTTTCGTAGTACGCTTTTTCCTGCATGTCTTTTGTGTTCATTTCAGGTTCCTTTTTATAAAACCCTGCCGAGTTTAAAATCCCAACAAGGTTGGGGCCACATATTTTAGTGGGCACCTTATGTTTGTATTCTTCATACGCCTTATCAAACGCGGTTTTTACTTCGGCTAGTTCTGATAATGCTTTTTCGGGAAGTGACATCACAGACTCCTAGCAATTGCCGCGTAGACTTCAGCGGCTCTAACTGTTTCACGACCCATGCGCTTGATTGCGTCCCGATCATTCGGACGCTGCGCACCAATCTTTTCGGCCCAATCTGCAACTATTTTAAAGTTAGCCTCAAACGCCATCACCGCAGCCTTGCCTTCATTGCCGCCAGCCTTGGCTACTTCTTTGGCTCGTCGGGCAGTCTCCATTGCAAGGTTCTCTTGGGTGTTCCAACAGTCGCTTCTGGCGCACACATTGCTGGTTCTTTTCCCACATTGCCTGCATGATAGTTCCATACATCTCTCCCGAAAAAGCCGATAAAGAAAAATATTGAGCAGCTAAGTAGAGCCGACAGTGCGGCAGACCTGACTGCATGAGGGTGTACTTCTTCGATTACATGCGGGTTCATCTCGCATCTCCTTTGATTGACATTAAGATTTCAGTAGCGCCCTTTTGATTGCGCTTCACATCGCCCAACTCTAGCGTGTCTGAACTAAGGCATCGCCCATCTCTGTACAAAGTTCCTGTTATGGCATCAACGTAAGTAATGCCACGTTTAAAAAACACGCGGTTTGTATCAGACGTATAAAGCTGCCGCCATTCCAGCCACGCTTCTTTTGCTGCTTTCTGTGCTGTTGGCATCCAGCACTCGCTAGAGGTAGCACAGTCGCCTTCATCGCTCAATACAATATCGTCCATTTGCCGTTTCTTAGTGCGGCGGCGCGGATCGGGTTCTCTTGTTTTCATTTATGCCCCCACTTGGCAGCACCACCCTCAAGTACCCACAAGTTCTTACTCCTCATGTACCTGATAGCCAAAACCCACTTGGCTGCGTTCCTGCGGCAGGGGTGTATCTCTGCGGCTCGTTTGGTTAGGCTCATGACTGTGCCATACGTTCAGCAAGATCAAGCACCATGTCAGAATCTTTCAGGTGATCCAACAGGAACTCATCCAGATCAAACCTCATCGTTCCATGTCTTGGGTAATAACCACAATCAAGAATACATTCAACCACCTCTATAAGTGCGCGATCAAGGTACTCTTGATCCACCGGGTCTTCCAAGTCCTCGTCGCCGTGGGCTTCGTTTTCGTAGCTCATTTCTGAATCCTTTCAAGAAGGGCAAGGTATCCAACAGCATCAACCAAGCTATCGCGGTGGGTAATGTCGTTCCCTAACCGCGCTGCTTTCAACAGCGTCATCATGATGCAGACATCGGCACCCGTGATAGCGTGGTGTACACCGAACCTAGTCAGTATGTGATTGCTCCAGTACCCAGCGATAGCGACAAGGTTCTTGTCTGGCGAACCGTAGGTCTTCTCCCTATCCCCGTAGATAATCTCTTTAGCGTCATCAAGGATAGACTGGGGCGTCTCTGGTTTGGTTGCTTTCTTCATTTTGTTTCTCCAAAGGTTTCGTTGTTAGTTACATCCATGGCTATTGCATAGTATTTATCCGACACGCGTACTCCTACATCACGCACGAATTGCGTAGGCTCCACCAACTTCAACAGCCCCATCTTCCTACGGAACCACTCAGGTAGCCCATTACCGGCATTGTCATCAAGCGCCACCAGCTTGCCATCTACGTCGAACACATGTACTTGCTGATGGGTAACCAATGCGTATGTTAGGGGGGTTCTTGCTACTTCGGTGCATATGGCAAGGTCTTGCTTGGTATCTAAAGCTTCCGCAAACATAGCACTGTGAGCGCGGAACACATTGTTAAACGTATCTGCATGGGCTGCCGCAAAGCTGAGTAACGCTAGGCGTAAATCGTTTTTACCTATAGTTATGAGAAGCTTACTTTGTGCGGTACTCACGGCATTATTTACAACTTTACGCGCCTCCTCCACTGCTTTTTGGCCCATCTCTAACACAGTGGGGGAGTACATGTACTTAATACACGTATTTAATGCCGACGCTTGCTTGGTCGTCAGCATAATGTGGGATTCCCCCCGCTTCTTAAGAATCCTATTGGATTCGACGTAATAGTTTGTGCAGTGCTTACCTATCCTTGCTGAGTACCCCTCACTAACTATTATGTTGCCTAGGCGTTCTGAGTTCTCCCATACCATCACCGACCTATACGCAACTGTATACTCAGGCACCAGAGAGTCACCCAGTGGCTTCTTAGCACCAAAATTAACGCGGGTTTCAAACCTCCATGTCGGCTTTTTAGCGTTAAGCTTTATGAGTATCTCCAACAGGTCTGGGTGTAACGTAATCTCCTTTGCCGCTTCTAACTCCGCTATTTCATTGCGTGCCGTGGGGGGGTATATTTTTACGTATGGGGGTACATTGGCTGCTAGTTGCATTGTCATTCCTTACCAGTTGAACTTCTCAATGATGGCGTCTACTTTACTTTTCACTGTGTTGCGTGCGTCGGCACTATCCCGCACAGTCTCGACATGCACACCCGACAGCGTCCGCTCCAACTCCTGCCTAGCCATCTCAAGATGCGGGTCATTAGTGATGTTGAGCTTGGTAAGCAAAGAGCATTGAGAGAGGGCGTTGTCTATCAACGTAGACCGGAACCTTCTATGCGTGACGTCCCCGCTCTCTGTCTTAACATCAGCAAGACTGCCCGACATGTGCAGGAGGACTCCGTGCAGTTGCTTCCACAGGTCACCCATAGCCGCCTCTTCCTTAGCTTTGAGGTTGTCGGCGTGCTGCTGCATTAGCTCTTCCTTCATGCCGTTCTCTGCATCAATACGGAAGTCCCCAGCCTCTGCTATGGGGGAGTACTCCAAGGCGAATCTAAACTTAGTCTTCACCACATCTACAGGTGGATACTCTGACAGGTCGCACATCGCCCCTAGCCTAGCTACAGCCGAAGTAACTAAATTTGGGTAGTCAGCATAGAACGTATCGCACAGCGCGTTGAATTCATTGCGGCGGTCATTGATACCAGTTTTATGCCCCATGAAATTCCTAGTCGGCAACAAGCGCGTGCCTGTATCTGACCACGGTAGCGTCTGCTGTATGTTCCACAGCCGTGTGCTTGATGCGTGCTTGACGATGTTGTCCAGAGACGCGCTACCAGCCAGCAGATTCTTGGAGTAGTTACCTGCACGTACGGTTGTACCCTTCATCGTATCTACTTCCTCGGATACCTTCTTGTCCAACTTACGCGCTGTCCATACGGATATAGACAGGTCACACATAACTGCGGATGATGAGATGCTCATAAGTTTCCCCTAGTTGGTTAGTTAGATTCTCGTTTGCCAGCAAGCTTCGCGCATAGATACAGATCACGCGAAATCGTTTCGACCGAACCAATCCCCGACTCCTCCCATACATGGTGGGTCACTGAATTACTCTTGTAGTCCGTATGTTTCTCGTATAGCTGGGCGTTGTTCATGGCAATCAGCACGGTTAGCGCCTTGTCCGCTGGTAGCACGTAATGGGCATAACCAAACTTCAGCACCACCATTGCTTCGTCCTCGTTACTTAGCTTGTCTTTCTCGGCTTTCATGATACTCCTATTCTTTACTTTGTCAATAAGTTGTTTAAGGTTAAACCACATGAACTGTCTTGCCAGTAGCTGCAACTGTGCTGGCGCTACCACCCACGATGCACCACAGCACAGGACTCGGCCAGTTGGCACCCCAGTCACCACCCACATACCCATCTGTCAGCATGATTGTGCATTCGGGAACCAACTGCTTACCGCCCAACCAGTCCGTAACGCAGCAGGGTGCCGTGCCTCCCCCACCTTTAGGTTTAGTGGAGTTAACCAAGTCGCCCAAGTTACTTGCGTCGTACTCCTCATGCTGGGCTACTGCTGTATCCCAATACAACAGGTCTACCTTTGACGGTCTAACATCGTCGGCTATGGACTTAACCTCGCTGAGGAACTTAGCTATGTCCTCTGCCCCAATAGACCCCGATGTATCCACACCAATAACTAGATGCCCTACGGTTTCACCTATTAGGCTAGGCATGTAAGTATCCATGCCATCCCCACCACCTGCGAGGAACCTGCGGTTGGGTCTACGCCAACTACTCACATCTGGCGCACGGCACGTTGCCTTGACGAACTCCCGCAACTCTTCACGCCAATCTACTTGCGGAGCAAGCAAGCCCTGCAGCTCAATGCTAAGACCACCAGCACCAACCCCTGCTTTCTTAGCAGCCATCAAGCCCTGACGTATGGCGCTCTGTATCTCGCGCTCTATCTCCTTCTTCTCCTCATCGCTACGTCCTTGGGCTTCCTCCCATCCATGCTCATCGAACCCATCCCCACCCTTACCCTTGCTCTCGCCTTCTTGCTTGAGGATGTCGAACACTTGCTTGCTGTTCATCCCACGGAACCTTACGTCGAGGGCACCCATGACGCCGCCATCTTTCTTGCGTGGTATGGCTATGTGTTCTTCGCGGGGGTCAAGGTCAAACAACTCCACGTTAATCACGTAGTCACATGCCAAGTTAGCCAGCCTCGGGTTCTCCTTGTATAGCTTCAGCCATATAGTTAGGTGCATGTACAGGTCGTGCATAGCCTCATGCAGTACAACAAACGCCAACTCTTTGTCCTTCAACCCCTTAATGAACTGCCGTCCGAACTTGCGGTTGCGCCCATCTGTGTACGCTGTAGGGAAGTCTTCATCCACATACGTGCGCCCTGACATGAGGATGCCGCTGTAGAACGCAAACTTCTTCTGCCTCATCAACGCTATGATGGCGCGGCTCAACCGTCTCTCTTCTTTATGCGAAGTGTCCGCCATACCCTTAAACTCCTTTTCCCTATTTATGTATCAAAGAAGGTCTTGATTCTTGGCAACCCATTCGCTGAACTTGCGGTTCTGGAATGCCATACTCTGCTTGGAACTCTTGGCTAGGTTGATACAGAATACTGCTTGCCATTCAGCAGGGAACCGTTCGATGTACTCCATAAACGGAGTCATGGTGTCCTTGTCTACCCATGAGATGCCACCGAACATGATGATGCTCTGTGCTGCTGGACTCACCGGTACAGGTGCGGTCTTGGGGTTAGCCAGCACGTAGTCCTTGGATGGAAGCTGGTCGCTGAACTCCAGATAGGCATGGAACGCCCTAGCGAATGACTCCCCACATGTGCCAGACAGCGCAGCTACGACAGACTCGGCATCGAGGTTGCTCCTTGCTTTGACGATATCGCTTGCTTTGTACAGTGAGCGGGGGCTGACGAACGCATCTTGCTGCTTCTTTGGATGGTAGATGTACGGGTTCTCGCTTGCCGACGGCTCTGTGTAGCTTGCGAATATCTCTTGGAACTCTCTAGCAAACGCAAGCATCGTAGGCTCTACCTCGTTGTCGATGCCCCACCCTATCCACTCCTCTGCGCTGGGCTTCCTCACGGTCAAGGTAGTAACCCTGTTCTTACTGTGGGCCTTCATCGTATCGCCCACTCCATCCGAACTCAGGTTGCCCGTCATGAACACAATAGTGTCGGGGTGCAGCATAGTGTCGCCAAGCCGCCCCTCGTTCAGCATGGGGTGCAGCATGTTCTTAACCGGGTCGGCCCCTTTACTGTACTCATCTAGCAGAATGCATACTGGTTTGCCTGTGTGTATCCCGAACCGTGCGTTGGGGTAATACGTTGTCGTCTTGGTATCACGGTCGATGACAGGCATTGATACGTCGCCAAGGTCAAGGTTAGGTACGTCGACGTACACCATCTCATGCCGTGGCAGGAGCTTCTTTAGTGTTGCCAGCAGCATAGTCTTGCCGATGCCCGGTTCCCCGCGCAGATAGAACCGCACCGTGGGCGTCGATGCTATGAGGTTGGCTGCTTGCTTGAGAGACACCGAAGTGCCGAAGTTAATTTGTGCCATTTGGTTCTATGTCCTTTTATGGTTGTTGTGTTACGGGTTGTTCTCTCACTACAGACTACATTGTACCACAAGTAGGGTTCTAAGTCAAGCTTTCAGGCTCTCAGACCCACTTAGCGTAGGTATCCTTCTTCACCTTGCCCAGCGGCAGTGGTGTCTTTATGAGCGTAGCCTCCGCATGCAGTGCCAGCAGCACCTTGTCGAATGCCGCCGCACCGTTTGTTAAGAGCACCTGCCCCGTGTTAGCCCTCCACAGCTTTACCCCCATCGTCAGGGCCACCCACTGCGCAGCTTGCATCCACTTGGCATACTTATCTGGGTCACTGTCGGCTGCGTTTATCAAGTCCATGAACTGCGTCTTGACGTACGGGTCTTTGTTGCCCAGCAGGGTATATGCCATCGTGTTGTCGTACCCCCGTAGCACCCGCAGTGAAGTTAGCGCCTCACCCTCATTGAACCTACCTTCTGTGAGGTTAAGCACCCCCTTTAGCCACACCCTGAATGCCTTGTGCTGCTTCTTCAGGGCGTTGACCACGGGCATGTTGAGCTTGTGTGTGTACTCACGGTAGCTGTCTATGTCCTTCACTGTCCACACCCCCTCGGCATTCTTGCGCCACTCCATGCTGTGCTCGTCGCCAACTATCAGACCATTGACCCGCACCTTCATCCTCTCCCGCGTAGCCCGTAAGCCCCTTGGCAGCACTTGGTTAATAAATGCAGCAGTTGTCGAGGAGTGCCACTTATCCACACCTATAGTTAGCACTTGCTCTCCCCCCTCAATTAGCTGCTCAACAGGCTCCATCCACCTGACACACTCGGTTTGGTAGAACTTGGCTGCTATGTATTTTTGTGAGCTGACTATGCTCATGCTGTGCGCCGCCCTCCGCAGTCCTAGTGGGCGTATGTTGTTTGACCCCCGTATTTCTTTAGTGTTGTCGTACCACTTCTTAGCCTCCGCATATGTACTGAATGACGGTAAGGCATACATGGCGCTGTTACCGTTGTTGTTTCCCCAGCCCATGTTATTTCTCCTTCTTTAGTATTGGTTTGGTGTCGGCCAGCACATCGACCGCCTCGTCCAGCAGTTCTTCTAGGTCGCTGAGGTTGCCCCCCCGCTTCAATATAGCGTTCACCAGCCGGTTCAGGGCTACCCACAGCAGGGTTCTATCGTCGGCCAGCAGTGCATTCACGGTATCCGCATCTATGGCTTTGTTTGCTGCAACCCTAGCCGCGTCCCAATAAACTGTCTTCGTCTTAGTCATTTCGCTTCTCCTTAGTATGGTGCCGCAGGTATCTGTGGCATTGGTTGCTTTATGGCCTTGCCCCACGGCCACCCCAATGATGGGGTTACGATTACGCGGGTTAGTTTGGTCACCTTAACTCCTCCGGTATCTCAACTTCATCGCCCAGCTTTGAGGAAACGTAGCAGCGCATCGCTGCGATGAGGGGGGTGGGGCCGTAATAATAAGGGCCGGGCCTGTCTTGCGCCCTGTCGTATGGCGCTTGCACTCGCCAGCTTCCGCCATTGAGTCGCTCCAGCGTGGCAATACATTTCTCCCGCTCAATGATCGGGCCACCTTGCGCCCAGTCGATGGTGGTATCTATTACGTGCTTCCACACGTAGTCAATATCATTACCAACCTCGCACTTCATCACCGCCCAGTCAAGGGCAGCGCCCTGCAGTTCACTTGTTTTCATCTCACCAGCCCCCCCTTGTTGTTAAGTCCGATTAAATCGTCGTGGTTAGTTATTAGCACATAGTTGCTCTTGTGCATGGGTGCTATGCACCAGTCCGCTCGTTCCTGTCGGGCTTGCTCCTCCCCACATACTAAGCAGACGCGATAACCCAAGTCCCAACGCGATAGGCTGACGTCAGCCCCGCACCACGTGCATAGTTTGCATGTCATCTCGATTCCTTGTTTAGTTGGTGAGGGGTTATTCCCATACCATACCTATAGTGTAACACAGATAGGTTTCTAAGTCAAGTTTTCTAGGGGTGAGATTAGGAAAGTTTTGGCAGAGGAAACAAGGATAGCGTTTTAGGGGCATTTCGGGCACAGTTTGGAGGGGCAAGATTTAGGCGCTTAAAAAAGAGGCACGTTGCTGTAAGTCCTTGATAAACGGTATTATTCCATTTATTCTATAATGTTCCTGAGCAATAGAATAATTCAAACTGTAACACAAACG